CCCGTGATACTAATACCAGCACCAGCCGTAAGGTGAAGCTCAGAAGAAGTGATATTATCTTTTACAAATTTTTCGATTGAAGTATTTTCATCGCCGATATAAAGATTCTTGACGATGGTCTTTGTACCTTCAATTGTAAGGTTGGCGTCTGAATGAAGATGATCGGTAATAAGTTCATTGATCTTCTTATCTGCACCAACAACGATTGCTGTATTTGGTGTAAGTGTTCCTGCGGTTGAGGAAAGTAGGTCGGTAAAATACTTACCGCCAATTACGACGTGATTAGTAGCATTGCCGTCGCGTTCTTCACCAGTACCAATATAAAGTCGATTGCCGCCTTCTACATTAGCCCATGAATAAGCAAGTTCGCCAACACGTAGTTTAGCAGGATTGCCAGATACGCCAGAACGCTTAATCGCAATAAGAGATTCAGTCATGTTATTATTATATCCTGAAAATGTTAGATTTTAATTAACTTTTAAATTTAAGGAATAACAATATATCATTAAGATATAATTTTAGTATTCCCCAGCATCAATAATTTGTTTGTTTAATAAACGTTGAGATTTCCACATTTGAGTATATTCATCGAATACTAATACACTTCCGTCTTCTTTGCCATATGTTTTAACATCAACGTCTCGTAAGTTTTCAAGTTGTATTCTTTTTGAAACTTCTTCAACATCAATTGTGGTCATGGGTAAAGAAACGGTAACACGATTATTGATAGAATTTAATGTTCTTGTAGGTTCTTTGTAATACATTTATTGTATTTCCAATATATTATCGTAATTAATATGAGAAGTAACAACTATGTGTTACCTCGCCCGTTACTGTTAAATGTCCTTCAAGTATTCTCTTTCTTTGTCGTCCCTGAGAATATGTCATTTCCACATCATATAACCATTCACCAACTCTCATATCTTCAGTTGCATAATATGGAATTTTAAGTAATATTTCGCCCGATTCAGGATAGGTCACTTCGCACATAATTGTCTTACAAATTTTTGGATTCATAATAAATCGTGTCATACATGTAAATTGCATATCTTGCAAATCAAGCGGTTCATAATTTACACCAACAAGAAGAACAGTAACATCAAAGTCTGACCCCTTATCTAGGAATAGATTACATTTTTGAGCCATTTTATTTCTTCTTTTTTGTAAATGTTAACAAATAGTATAATGGATTGAACACATGACAATTAACAATCGGAATAACCACTATTTTATATTCGTTTGTATCAATAATTTCTTCCTGCGACACATTTTCTTCAAACAGTCGTACAATTGCATCAGTACACATATTTGGTAATATTTCACAGAATTTACGTTTTATTGCATATTTGTAATCTATATCAAATTCAAATTGAAATTGATCATTGACAAAATGAATATTGCGAAAAGAATCAAGCACACATATTGGTGTACTCATTGCGTTAAGCATTTCTCCTGCGGCCTTATTCTTATTGACACTTTCATACAATTTTGTATTGTTATGTCCAACAATAATCAATTCTTGAATTGAATTATCGCCATTATCTATTGGAGTAATTGCAATATCAAGATAGATTGTTCGTTGATGTTCTTCAATTGATACTCTGAATTTTGTGGTTACTTTCTTTTTCCATGCTTCCTTTTCTGCCATATCTAGCTTTTTAAGAATCGGAGCAAGTTTTGGATATTTTTCCATTAATTGAGTATTTGTTTTCCCAATACAGAAATCTCGATCTAGTTTAAGTAAATCGCAAGCAAACAAATTAACCGATAACCACTGACGATTAACAGTTTTAATTATAATCACGTCATCCACAGAATCGGTAATTACGGTGAATCTACGTTCAAACAATTCAAGTTGATCTTTTAATGATTTTGTTGTCTGAATTGCTTGTTTGCCCATTGAGATTGATGCGGCTTTTAATTGCTTGAAGGATTCGTCAATCATTGGAAGATCAAACGAATGTTCCTCCTCTTTTACATCACTTGTCTCAATGTGCTTCTTAAAAAACTTATCTAAGAAACTCATATTATTTTATCCTTCTAGCCAATTACATTGTTTTCTGCATGGTTGACAATACAATCTGAATTTCATGAAGTGCTTGAATAATCTCAATATTCCCTTTGTGATATCGATCAACTATTTTTTCGATTGATTGAAAATATTCTTTTTTAGATTCATTAAGTTCTTCTTGCATTTTAGATTCGCGTTCTTCAATTTTACGTTTTTCCCAAATAAAATAAAGATTCCCAGCAAATAAAAATGCAATTAAAGCGTTTGGTGAACCTGTAATTATTAGTTCCCATAATGATTGTATAATTTCCATGTTCTCACACTGTTTATAGTTATTATTCTTGTGGAACTTTGGAGATATCATTAAATCTGTGGTTTTTTAATTGAATTTTTAACTGCACTTCCTTCCATTACAGCTTTTCTAATTGCTTGAATGTGCCAACTCCAAGATGTATTAACAGTATCCGTCCAAAGATATTCATTGTTCTTCCATTCCCCGTAAATTGGAGTACCAGTAGAACCATCAGGATTAGTTGATGTTGTGATTGTTCGTTCTCTAACCTTTACAGTAAATGTAACAGTGGTAGAAGACGGTGGATTTTCAACATAAAACACACCCTTATAATCCTTTGGTAGAAGTTCAATTGAATTTACATAATCTTCCGTGAGTGAATTACCTGTTTCCACTGTGAAATGTGTCTTTCTTGGTACTGCATATTCATATTTTGTAGAATAATGAAACGATTTTGTGGAAACCGTTATATTCATATCATCAAAAGTAAATCCAAGCTCATGACGATATGACACAGATAAGATTTCAACATCCAATATTTCAGGTGGATCAATTGATACTGTTTGATTAGCACCAACAAATTCCGTATGCTCACCACTCGGAGGATCAAACATTATAAAAATAAAATTCCACTAATTTATATAAATTATTTACACAAAATAAAAAGTCCATATAATAATTTTATATGGACTTAAAAATTTATTTAATTTGTGAGTTGATGAATTTCAAATACTTAATCATAATCTTAGTTTGATATTCCAGCTCTTCTTTTTCTTCTTTGAAACCTGTGTTATTTGATTTAATGAATATTGCAATAAGATCATTCAACATATCCTTTGCAATTCCAATCATAATTTTTATATCTGTTCGTTCGTTTTCGGAATCTAGTAAGATAATACTTTCGGTAATCAACTGAAAAAGAAAAGTTAATTCACCAAGTGAGCGAATTGATTTAACATCAACTTTCTCAATTTTTGAAATCTTTTTCTTGAGCATTGTTTAACCTACTTTGTTAAGAATCATATTTATTAGAATTTCATTATATCAAACAAGTGGTCAACTGTCAACAAATTCAACTTCAAATATGAGAGAATAATTGTAACAATTTATTTAAGGTTCAATTTCAATTGGTGTAGGCGCATATTCATCCAATGAAACATCTTCTTTATATTCAATTGGTTCTCCATCAACAACTTCAACCATTGCTAAAATCGTTGATGCAACCAATACACCTTCATCTCGTGTAAATCGTTTTGTTTTAAACGCTCTCATCATTAAGGGCGCAATGGAATAAGCCATTTTGCCAGTATCATCATGATATTTTCGCCTAATCTCTGAGTGCTTGTCTGCCACTTCATGCAAAGCATTAGTCATTTTCATAACTATTTCCTTTATATTTGTACTTCTCTAGGAACAATCGGTTTTGGCTCTTCAATTGATAAAATTTGAGTTTCATCCTTTTGTTCCTCAATTTGTGGAGGAGGGAAAGGCATCATACTTGGACGCTCGGTAATCTCCTTAACCTGTTCCGCACTTAGGAATTTTGTGACAAATTGTCTTGCAAAATCCCCATATTCACTTGTATAATAGTGCATTCTCATCATATCTTGTTGTCCAATTGTTTGTGGACTCATAGGAATAAATGCAGAGTTAAATCCAAGCGTGAAAACAGAAACAGGTTTTTCGAGTGTTCCCATAGTTGGAGGAATAATACCAAGAATCCAACAGCAGTAAACATTATTAGTCACCTTATCACACCCTGCATTAATCCATTGCATTCGTTGATATGGAAACACAGTAGATGGATCGGTTGCATCTTTCTTCAGGTGCCACTCGACCCCATTAACCATAATTGTTTGTTTTGCTTTTTGGCCGTTAATTTGTGTTACTGCCATAATAAAATATACCTTTTCTTAAAATAAATGGGTGAGAGATATCTAAAGAAACATATGATTTAATTTCCTTACTCTCTCACCCATTATGCTATGTTACTTCACATTAAGCGGCAGGAGCTGTGCTTTTTACAATGTGAGGCAAAATTGTGTTGATGATGTCTCTTGTTTGTGAAGCATTTGAAGCGCATGTAAATGCCTGAGATTCAAGTGCCGCATTCTTAGCCTCATCTAACACAATCATCAAAAACGAATCTAATGTTTCGTTAATAAATTCTTTATTAAACATGACACAATAACATAGATCGTCAATAAACCCACTAGGACGTTCGCAAGTATTGCAATAATCCCTCATAGCATCAACAATGTCAAAATCATCATATTTTCCTTTGACATAATCCAAATAAAGATCGATGTTACCAGTTGAGAACACATCTTCGAAATATTCGCAATTCTTGATTTCAGACACAAATTCATCAAACGTCATAATAACACCTCAATCAAAAATGCTTACAGTTGAGCCACATGTTAAAGATATCATTATAGGAAAGATTAGTGATTTCAGATAGAACCTCAAACACCTTTTCACGATCAACTGTATCGGCGTCATTGCCAAGAACAGCATACGGAGAAATCTTATTCTTAAGCGCAACCAGCACAAGACGATAAGTCGCACGGTGATTAAGATCGCGTCCCGTATTGTCATCCTTAAAAACTCGCGTATCAAGCGTAATCATCATTTTTGGAATATCCTCATTGACTGTTGATTTATCCTATGTGAGTATTATTACACAAACAAATTGGATTGTCAAGCGAGTTGTTTATTTGGTTTTGACAACACTGCAAATTCAATTTTATTGTCAAAATATTGATCTACCATGTAGTACGCATCCTCATAATCCTCGATATCATCAACAGTTCTAGATGGGAAAGTAAATTCATTAGCAATCTTAAACGAATGATCCCAAGTGAAGATATATCCTAGTTCAGTACCATTTACACGCACCTTGAGTAGTTGACCTTTTTCAGGTGAGGTTTTCATGAAATCGATCCATTCAGGTGTTTCATCTTTCCAATAATCATGATAATGTTTTTGCATGGTAGATCCTATATTCTCTATCAAATATCAGTAATAATCAAACTAGGTTCAGGTGCTTTTTCTTCGGTTGTTTCGGTGTTTTCTGTTGATGTTTCTACTTCACCACTTTCCTGAACATTATACATCGTTTTGACAAGATTAAACAAGTCCTCATTAATCACATGACGGTACTGAGACAGCATCATATCATCCGCCGTTGTTTGTACTTCAAGTTGCCAGAAATGATTGTCGGCGCCATTCTTAACTTCTGTGACACTAATGTATACATTCATCTTGAAACCAATATCCTTGACATATGGCGATTCAACATTATCAAAAATATAAGATTCCTGACATTCATCCGTAGCTGGCTTAAAAATTGTGCTATTAAATGGTTTACGATTTTCCTGTGCACAACGTCTGATTTCATCTTCTGCATGATTAACAATATCAGCAAGAGCACCAGCATAATTATAAATTTCAGTAGACATAATTTAATATTTCCTTTATAACGTAAATAAACTAATAAAATACACTATTTTTGCATATAATTTAATCGTCAGAAAATGATAAATCAATATGACTTAAATCAAGATGGTATTATTGACGATAATGATGCAACAGTTTTCGAAAAAATAAAGAAAACTGATATTGAATTACAAAGAGACAATAATCAGTTGAAAATGGCGTGGGTTGCAATGGCATCAATAATCATTGTAACTTTGCTATTGTTCAGCCCTTTTGTAACCGATACCCGTATACAAGCATTAGATAATGTACTAGATTTATTCTATGTAGCTCAAGCGTCTGTTATCGGATTTTATGTCGGTGCAAAAACATATTTGTCAAGCAAACGTCACGGAGAATTATAAAACAACACTATGAGTACACTTATATCTAATGTCATTCAAATGGGTGTTAACGAACCACAATATACATGGATTAAAGGACTTGAATCAGAAACTGATGATAAATTCCGTCTTATTCTTGGTTCATATGATTCATCAATTTCTAAAAATAAATTAATTGAAATCTCCCCAGATAAATCCATTCGCTTTTTTGGTTCTGTTATTATGGACCAATTTACAATGTCACCAGGTTCTTTGAATGGTAACTCTATTCAAAATGGTACAATTTCAAGCGACAAATTACAAAGTGGTATCACCATCACAGGTTCTCTAATTGGTAAAGCGGATCAAGCATCTAAGGACGGTAATGGTAATGTAATTAATACATATTATGCTCCAAAAACCGAATTAAGCAAATATCTTTTAAAAACTGATAATGCTGTTTCTGCAACCAAGGCAGTGCAAGACGGTAATGGTAACAACATCGTCAATACATATGCCACAAAAGCCGAGCTTAATGTAAAGGCGCCAATTGCTAATCCAACATTTACAGGAACAGTAACAGGTACATTCAAAGGTAATGTCACAGGTAATGCATCAAGTGCTACAAAGGCGACACAAGATGCAAGTGGACGCGTAATTACTACAACCTATGCAACCAAAACTGAACTTAACGGGAAAATCTCAACAACAGGAAACCGTGGGACAATTTCAGGATATGAAACATGTGGTTCTGCAAGTACAATCAATCAGGACTCTTCAGATTCTAATGTAACAGGTGAAACAATTACTGTTCAGGACGGAACAAATAATACACGTTGGACAAAAACGATTCGATGCACTGCCGCTTCCCCAGTTGTCAATCTTGGTTCAAAATGGGTGTGGGCAGGTGGAACAACACCAACATTAAAACAAAACGGAATTCTTGTTTGTGCATGGTTAGGTAATGAAGGCATTATCAGTTTTGTATCTAAAAATTAAACAATTATGAAAATTTCAAAATATTTCAGTGACACAGAATTTATGTCAAAGGATGGAGATAATAGTTCCACTCCATTTCCAAAAACAATTGTATCACCAAAACTTCTAGAATTACTTGATAAGATTCGTGAAGAAATTGGTGTACCTGTTCTAGTTAATTCAGGCTATCGTTCCCCTGCTCATAACAAAGCAGTTGGTGGAGTATCCAATTCACAACATGTATTTGGTACAGCGGCAGATATTACCATTAATGACAAAAATAAACTAAAATCGCTAAAGGAAATTTGTGATCGCCTTAATCCTGACGGTGGTGTTGGACTTAATTATAACACCTTTGTCCATGTTGATGTTCGTGGTAAACGTGCTCGATGGTAACAAAATGTAAGTCTTAAATTGAATATATCCATAGAGGAAATTAATCGTCTATGGATATTTTTTTTT